GGAAAAAGGAGTTGTTCTCTAAAGTCCGTACCGGTCAGGTGCGTGTCCTTTTGGGCAGCACCGCCAAGATGGGCGCAGGCACCAATGTGCGTGCGACTCGTTTGTAACTGAAAAGGTTACGCTCAAGTCAAAATTCTGCAAGATTGAAAGGAGCTTGAAAATTGATTTGAAGAACTGATATTCCAACAGGTGGAATGAGGGGGCAACGCCCTGAAACGCCTGCCTTGATACTGCGGTGTGCGGCAAAATTTGTAGAAATTGAGCCGTGCAAAGCCCGCTGAAGTCGGCGGAAATCTGCCCCAACAGGCAGTCATGTGCTGTGGAAAGTGTCCCAGAGGTGGGATATGCAGATGATACGCCGGAGGTCTATAAAATCCCTATGGTGAGGATGTCATCCATGACCGACGAAGTCCGAGTGTTAGGGTCTATAGCGTGATATGGCAGAAATGTCATCGTCGTAAATGTACGGCGTGCGTGAGGTTGAGTAAAAATGGACGTTATGAAAAACCTTGGAGTGTTACAGGCACTTCCAAGCGCACAGGCTCATAGGACAGCCTAAGGGGATTATGCACAGATAGGAATATCGGAACGAGGAAAGGTCGGAACGCTGAGTGTCTGCACACGATGAAGCGGTGGTTACGAAAAATCGAGCAGTGAAACAAGTAACCTTTATCCTGACTGAGAGCGGCGGCAAGACTGATGAAGCCCCTGTAACAGGGGCGGAAGAATAGCCGCCAGTCATTTGCAAAACAAATATTCTAAAAAGCAATATATCAAAGGTTCGAGTAAGACTAAAAAAGGCGAAAGCCGACTTTGACAGGACGAAAACTGCTCAAACGCCAAAAGCTGAGGAACAACGAATATTATGATATGCAGTCAGTATTCGACGAACTGTATGAAAATAGTCTTGCGAAATGTGAATTTAAGAATCTTATCAGCATCATCACGGCTGAAGAAAATATCAGGTTAGCTTATAGAAAGCTAAAAAAGAATGCTGGAAGCAGAACGCCCGGTACGGATGGGAAAACCATCGCAGACCTTGCAAAAATGAGTGAGCCGGAACTGATTGGTTTTGTACAGCAAAAATTCAACTGGTATCAGCCCCAGTCTGTCAGACGAAAAGAGATTCCCAAGGGTAATGGCAAAACCAGACCACTTGGGATTCCCACCATCATGGACAGATTGATACAGCAATGTGTCCTGCAAGTGATGGAGCCAATTTGTGAAGCAAAATTTTGTGAAACAAGCAATGGCTTCCGTCCCAACAGGGGCGTTGAAAATGCGCTGGCGCAGGCGGAAAAACATATGCAGAAAAGCAACCTTCATATTGTAATTGACATTGATATCAAGGGCTTCTTTGACAATGTAAATCATGGAAAGCTGCTGCGCCAAATCTGGGCAATGGGAATCCATGACAAAAAGCTGCTGAGCATCATATCCGCTATGCTGAAAGCAGAGGTCGCTGGTATCGGTTTTCCTGAAAAAGGGACACCGCAGGGTGGAATCCTTTCCCCGCTGTTATCCAACATTGTTCTGAATGAACTGGACTGGTGGATTACCAGTCAATGGGTTGGAATGCCTACAAGACATGAATACAGCGGAAAAATTCATGAAAACGGCACCAAAGACCAATCGAAAAAGTATAGGGAGCTCAGAAAAACCAATCTGAAAGAGTGCTATATCGTTAGATATGCTGATGATTTCAAAATCTTTTGCAGAAAGCACAGCGATGCGGTGAAGCTGTTTGAAGCGACAAGAGCATGGCTGAAAGAGCGCCTGGGGCTGGACATCAGCCCGGAAAAGTCCAAGATTGTGAATCTGAAACATGCATATTCCGATTTTCTGGGATTCAGAATCAAGGTTCATAAAGGCAAGAGAAATCAATATGTGGTCATATCACATATTGCACCCAAAGCATTGGACAGGATAAAGGAGACTGCGAAAAAGAAAGTCAAGGCAATCCAGCACTCATCCGGTGAAATGGAAGAATTCAAGGCTGTAAGCGACTACAACAGTTTTGTCATGGGTATCCACAACTACTACCGCATGGCAACTGCTGCGTCCCCGGACATACAGCGATTAGCATTTGAAATTAAGATTTCTATAAAAAACAGGCTGCAAGAGCGAGTAAGGCGACGAAGCAATCAAACAATTCCTGAATATGCCAAACGGTATGCAAGGAGCAGGGAAATACGCTTTATCGGCAAGAACATCCTGCTTCCAATTGGTTATATTCAGCACCATCCGCCAATTCATAAAAAGAAGTCGGTGAATAAATACACCGCTGCTGGACGAGCGGAAATACACAAGAATCTGGAGTGTGTAGACATGTCAATCCTGCACAGTCTCATGAAAAACCCCATTACGAGCGCCACAGTGGAGTATAACGATAACCGTATATCCCTCTATGTGGCGCAGCAAGGAAAATGTGCCATTACGAAAAAGCAGCTGTCCCTTGAAGAAATCCATTGCCACCACAAAAAGCCTAAGTCGCTGGGCGGTGGGGACAATTACGCGAACCTGATTATTCTGCATGAACGGATTCACAGACTGATTCACGCAACGCAAAAAGGTACTATTTCTGCAATCATGCAGACCGTACAGCTAAACAAACAGCAGCTTGATAAGCTGAATAAGCTCAGAAAGTTAGCTGGAACCGAGGCAATTACGTTAGAGCAGCAAAACACCTGCTGCTGATTAGAATAACAATTTGTAGATGATGGAAAGCCGTGTGAGTGGAAACGCTCATGCACGGTTTGGAGTGGGGGAAAATCCGGAGGTGAGTTCGCCAAAGGATTACCTATCACTATAGGATCGTCTGATCGCCCTTCATGATCTGGACTGCCCCTGGCGGCCTGGTGATCTGGAGCAGCGTTCGGGACGCATTGTCCGGCAGGGCAATCAGAATCCTGATGTACAGATTTACCGCTATGTTACCGAGGGCACCTTTGACGCCTATCTCTGGCAGACGGTGGAGAACAAGCAGAAATTCATCTCCCAGATCATGACCAGCAAAAGTCCGGTACGCTCCTGTGAGGATATTGACGAAGCCGCCCTGTCCTATGCGGAGATCAAGGCGCTCTGCGCCGGTGATCCTGCCATCAAGGAAAAGATGGTGCGCCCGTAAGGGTGTATATCAAAATCCGCCTTTAGCAAGCGGTAGGTAAAGATATCAAGAAAGGAAGGTGAAAGAAGTAAACCTATCATCCCACAACTTATCCGGATGGGGAAACCCAATGGGGAGTGTAGCATGTTGTTGTCCGGAAGGATGGGTGTGCAGCGGTATATACAGCATCCAAAGAACCGATGGACATGGGGATGAAAATTTGCGTATGAGGATGAAAGCTGGATTGCCTGATACGATAGCCGGAGCTTGGGGACATCTTGCCCTCCGTAGGAAAGATGCTGAAACCTACGGTGCTTCGATAGCCGTTCTTCCATTTTGGATGGCTATGTGATATCCGAAGCAAAGTAACTTCAAGACAGAAGTAAACGGCAAAAGTCGCATCCGACAACGCAAAACGCTATATTGATATACGCTACCGGGGATGACCTAAACCCCGTAAGGGGCATGGTTACACAGCTCCCATAGTAGTCCGAGGACTCTGAATTAACAGAGATGGCCGTAAAAACGGAAGCGGGAAAACCGCCTACATGGCAAAGGGGAGCAGTTTACCTTTTTAATACAAACAGAAAGGATGGTGCGTGAGGCACTATGAGAAATCCGATTGATGTATTGAATAGTCTAAGCGATAAAGCAAAAGACCCAACGTACAGATATGAGAGATTGTATCGAAATCTGTATAACCCGGAGTTCTATCTTCTGGCCTACAAGAATGTATACGCTAATGATGGAAGTATGACACCGGGAATGGATGGCAACACCATTGACGGCATGAGCAGCAGAAGGATTGAAGGGATCATTGCATCCCTGAAAGACAAAAGCTATCAGCCGCACCCTGCACGTCGGGAATACATCCCGAAGAAGAACAGTGATAAAAAACGGCCACTGGGAATCCCATCGGCCAATGATAAACTGGTGCAGGAAGTTGTCCGAATGATACTGGAAAGCATCTATGAACCTACCTTTTCAGAAAACTCACATGGCTTTCGTCCTCGTAGAAGTTGCCATACGGCTCTGCTGCATCTGCAGCGCACTTTCACTGGGACGAAATGGTTTGTGGAAGGCGACATCAAAGCCTGTTTCGATTGTTTTGACCATCATGTGCTGATCGATATCTTACGCCGACGCATCAAGGATGAAGCCTTCATCGCTCTGATGTGGAAGTTCCTGAAAGCTGGATATATGGAGCAGTGGAAATTCCATATGACCTATTCAGGCACACCGCAGGGCTCAGGTATCAGTCCAATCCTTGCGAATATCTATTTGAACGAGCTGGACAAGCATATTGAGGAGTACAAAAAGCAATTCGACAGGGGAAGTTCCTCACACAGAAAAGCAAACCCCGAATATGAGCGTATGAACGGTTTGGTCAAAAGAACGAGACGTAAATATGCAAGGATTTGGGACACGCTCAATGAACAGGAACAGAGAGAATGTGCCCGCCACATCCGTTCGTTGAAAGCAAGTGCTCGGCAACTACCGCATTGCGAAGTATTCGATGAGGGATATAAAAGTCTGCAATACATCCGATATGCTGATGACTTTATCATCGGAATGATTGGGAATAAAGCAGACGCCGAAGCTCTCAAAGGCGATCTTGCCATATTTTTGAAAGAAAAATTAGGTTTAACTCTCTCAGCAGAAAAGACGAAAATCACCCACACATCAGAATGTGCCCGTTTTCTTGGCTATGATATCAAGGTGTCTCGGTCTCAGGAAACAAAAAAGCTGAAAAACGGAACAAAGTCCCGTGTGTACTCAGCGGTGGTAAAACTCTATACGCCATTTGATAAAACGATGGCGAAGCTGCTGGAAGTAGGAGGAATCCGTATCAAGAAGGATACCAATGGTAAAGAACGTTGGAAGGCCATCCACAGGAAGAAACTCATTAACCGTTCGGACATTGAGATTCTAAGCAAGTACAACAGCGAGGTAAGAGGCTTGGCTAATTACTACTCGCTGGCGTGCAATCCCATAAGAATGGCTCATTTCTCAAGCCTGATGAAGTATAGCATGCTCAAAACCTTTGCTGCGAAATATCGTACAAAGACCTCAAAGATCAAAGCTCGATATCTGAAAAAGGGCATTTTCACAGTCCCTTATATGACGAAAGCTGGGCCGAAAGAGTGTGTGTACTACAACGAAGGATTCGAGAGACGAAAAGAGCCGCTATTTGGACAGGTTGACATGCAAGCAACCTACAAAAAATATGCAAAGCCCAGCAGCCTGATTTGCAAGTTACGCGCAAAAACATGCGAACTATGCGGAACAACCTGCGATGATATCGAGATTCACCAGGTTAAGCGGTTGAAAGACCTCACAGGAAATGCTGAATGGGAACAGGTAATGCGGTCACGTCACCGCAAAACACTTGCTGTTTGTCCGAACTGCCATGAGATGATTCACCGGTCTAATAAATCGCAAGATGATGGTAAACGGCGAGCCGTGTGCGCCGAGAGGTGCCTGCACGGTTCTGGAGGGAGTCAGTAATGCTGGCTTACCTCATGATTTGGATGTGGACGTGGCACGTCTGCGGTTGATGAAGGCTGACCACCAAAGCCAGCAGTATCGGCTGGAAGATCAGCTGCTGAAAGTTTTTCCGCGGCAGCTGGAACAGGATGCACAGCTGCTGGAAGGTTTTGCGCAGGATAGGGCAACGCTGGCGGCGAATCCCGAACCCGAAGCGGAGTTTGGCGGGCTGACTGTTCGCGGAAGTTTCATTGAGGACAAGGAAACGGCGGGCAAAGCCATTCTTGCCGCGTGCAAGGAAGCCGCGCAGGTGAATCCGGTGGAGTTTGGCGCTTATCGCGGGCTGACCATGAGCATCCAGTTCGATTCGCTTGCCAATAAATTCAGGCTCACCCTGCGCGGCGCGGTTTCGCATATCATGGAAGTCGGCAGCGACGCAAGGGGCAACATCACCCGCTTAACGAACCTGATTCAGACACTTCCCGACCGAATGGCAAAGGTGCAAGCACGCCTTGATGCGACCAAGCAGCAGGTGGCAGCGGCGAAAGCGGAGCTCGGCAAGCCCTTTCCGCAGGAGGAAGAGCTGAAAACCAAAAGCGCAAGGCTGGCGGAACTGGATGCAGAATTGAACATGGATCAGCGCCCTGTCAGCCGAGAAAAGAGCGCAGAACAGGAACGATAATCCGAAAAGGAGGATGAAATGGACACGATTGCAATGACAGCCGTCTATCCGCACGATGCGGCATATGCCCGCGCGCACGGTGAACTGGCGGCGTATCGGAATGCGCGCCGGCGCAATATCGCCTGCAAAGACGCCATCGAAGAAGCGATTGCGAAGCATTTCGACGGGATGCACTTGGACGAAGCGTGTGTCAAGGAGGTGCTTGACCAATACGGCAGCGAGCGGGTAACGCTGGTGCTGGCGGCAACGGTGCAGGAAAAAGTCTGGGATGGACGCTTCTCCAATGCGAACAAGCGCTGGGCACTCGAAAGGGAGATTCCTCGCGAGCCTGACCGCTGGAGTGCGTATGCCGTCGCCGCGCATCCGGTGATTCTGGATGACTTCATCAATCTGGCACGGCAGGAAATGCAGAAGCGCGAACGTCCGCCTGCTGCAAAAAACGAAAAAGCGATTCGACAGCCTTGCGCAAAGGCGTTTCAGGAGAGAGAATGAAGAAGGAGAAAGCGCGGCGGTCGAAGATGCTCCACTTCGCCGTAACGGAAGAGGAAGCACGCATCATTGACGAAAAGATGAAGCAGCTGGAAATTCGGAACATGTCGGCGTTTCTCCGCGCGATGGTGCTGAACGGCTATGTCCTGAAACTCGATTTGCCGCAGCTTCGCGAAATGATTCGCCTGCTGGGGAATCTAACGAACAACGTCAACCAGATTGCCCGCAGGGTCAACGAACACGGCAGCATCTACGAATCAGAGATTGATGAAATTCAGGAGAAAGTCAATCAGCTGCTGTGCATGATGAACCAGCTGCTTTCTATGCTCCAGCTGAACACTATATAAGGAGAAACTTCTATGCGCAAGACAATCCTGAAAATCATCCTGTGCCCCGTTATCCTGCTGACAAGGCTTATCCTGTGCGCCGCTGCCTTCGTCACTTCGCTGGCGGGTTCCGTTATCGGGCTGAGCGCATCGCTCTTTGGCATCCTGTCGCTGATGGCGTTTGTCACCGGCAGCTGGCAGAACGGGATTGCCTTCGCGGTGCTGATGCTGCTGGTAAGTCCCGTCGGTCTGCCCGGTATCGCCCATCTGATTTTGGAGAATGTCAGCCGGATGCTTGGCTTTTTCGAGCGGCTGCTGATGTGAAAAACGCAAAAATCATGAAACGCGCTTCTCTTCGGAGGGGCGCGTTTTTCTGCAATCAGGAGGATAACAATGGCGACTACCCGCATCATGTCGATGCACATCAACAAGGGCAAGACAATCGCCCAGTGCCTGAAAGCACGGCTGGATTATGTGAAGAACCCGGACAAGACTGAGCAGGGCAAACTGATTTCCGCCTATGCCTGTGCGCCCGAAACTGCTGACCAAGAGTTTCTGCTGAACCGAAATGCCTATATCGCGAAAACTGGACGGCGCATTCACAATGAAGTAATTGCGTATCAGGTGCGGCAGTCCTTCCAGCCGGGAGAAGTAACGCCGGAAGAAGCCAACAAAATCGGCTATGAGCTGGCTTCCCGGCTGCTGAACGGGGATTTCGCGTTCCTCGTGGCGACGCATGATGACCATGCGCACATCCAGCATGTATTATGTAAAGGAAGGTTTTAACCATCTTCCTTAAACTGCGCGTCGTTCCGCGAAAACCGAATACAAAAAGCAGTTATGGAAGAAGAAAAAATCTTCAAGTCCACAACTGCTTTTTTGTGTTTGAAAGGAGATTTATATGAAACTGACCTATCACTGCTGCGGCGATTACCTGCTTCCCGCCCTGACCATTCCGGATGAATCTGTAACGCTTGGAAAGTATGGCAGGATGCGCAAGACTTATCTTAAAGAGCATAAGCCCATTCTGTACAATGCCCTGCTGCTTTCCGGAAAACTGACGGAGCATCTCGTCGGCGTGGATGCCGAGTGTCGGGAACGCCTTGAACCCCTCCTGCCGCAGATAATGCGGCAGGAAGGGGTTGACGAAGCACTCAAAGCACGCGATCAGATGGAATGGGTGCGCAGGATGAACAGCATCCAGAACCGAGCAGAAGAAATCCTGCTGAACGAACTGGTTTACGCTTAAACCACAAAGTCGGGATCATGCAGCCGCCTTCTCCCTGCCCTGTGCAGCCAGATTCTCACGAATATGGCGCAGAGCTTCATCTTCGATGCGCCTTGCCCGGCTGATGCTCAAGCCGTAGTCCCTCGCCGCTGCTGCCAGTGCGCACGGTTCGCCATCGAAACCAAACCGATGGCGAACCCATGCGGCATCGCGAAGCGACGAGCGATTCATTGCGTCATAGAGTGCAAGCAGCTTTTCCTTGTCCAGATAGAGCTGTTCGGGGCTTTTATGATAGATATCCCGACTTGGAACAGGATTATCGGATTGCATGGCTTCAACTGCTGCCTGGTTTTCTTCCAGCGAAACCGTATTGATTTCGGGATGTGTTTGCCGAAGGGCGTCGAGCATTGCGGTGCAAACGACTACGGCGGCATACGTCAGGAATTTCCCCTTTTCCGGCATGTAGCGCTTTGCAGCGTGAAGCAGAGCGATTCGACCCTCCTGCTCGTAATCGTCACAGTTCAGAACTGCGCTGCCATATCGTTTTTCAAATTGAATCGCGGCTGAGCGAATAAACATCGTATTGCGCTCAATTAACTGGGTACATACTTCATGATTTCCGTTCTGAATCATCAGGCAAAGGGTTTCGTTCGTGATGGGCGTTCATCTCCATTTGGATATTGTAAGTGGTGTTCATATAGTTCCAGATAGCCTGTTTGAGCTGATCGGTTGCTTCGCCCAATTCAGCCTGATATTCATCTGGAACGGTGATTTGGTTCAGCGCCGCCGAGAGCATCCCCATGATGCCTTCGGGTCTGAGTTGCAGACCGCTTTTCTGGCGCGGAAGCACTTTCGTGATTTCGCTGAGCTTCTGTTTGGTCAGCGCCGCGGTTTGCCTGACACGTTCCGGTCCATCCTGCTTCATTTCAGCGAGAAGCTGGCGAAAGTTGCGCGTGATGTTCTCGATCTCATCCGCATAGACCGGGCGTTTGAGCGCCTGCGCTTCCTGCACAGCGCCACGAACGGCGGGCATATCCTCCGGGTTAGCCTGACCATGTTCCAACATAAGGCTGCTCATGGAGTTGTACATTTGATTCTGCGCGGCAACACCGGAAGCCAGAACGCCCTCCTGATAGAGCGCGATTTGGCGGGTCAGCTCCGCGAATTTCGGATTTTCCAAAAGCTGACAGACCACAGAATGGTTCAGCTTGCCCTGATGGAGATTGGCAGCTGCTTCCACAGACAGCCCCAGACGCTCAATGTCATGCTCTTTGCGGGCAGGAATATCCGTCAGTCCCAGCAGAAAATCCGTCGAAACTTCAAAGTAATTCGCGATGGCGACAAGATTTTTACTGGACAATTTGCTTGTTTTTTCAGCCATTACGCGGCTCAATGTGCTTTTGTCCATACCGACAGCCTGCGCCAGCTCAACCTGCGTGATGTTTCGGCTTCTGCACAGGTCGCGGATTCTGTCCATTGTATTTCCGGGAAGCCATTTTTCCTGCATCCATTCATCCTCCTGAGTTTTTTCTTTGATCGTATCATATCAGACTCGAATAGCCAAGTCAAATCTGTTACATCGCTTGACAAGGGCACACAGCCCTTTGTCGTGTGCGATGGATAAGTAAAAGTCAAATTTTCCACTCAATCGAAACGTGTTCGTCGGTTGCGCGGATCTGTGAGATCAGGCCGTCGGCAACCTGCCGCCTGTCCTCGAAGTCAATTTCTTCCCATTGGTTAAGGTAGACCGACAACCGCTCAATCTGCTCCGGGGACATGGTTTCCGCCGACAGCGCCGCGATCTCTTTTGTCAGGGCTTGGCGGTGTGTGTCCAGCTCCTCGATTTTGCTGTTGGCGTAGGACAGCAGTACCGCATTAGCCCCGGTCAGAGTGTTCAGCAGCTTTTCAATCTCGTCCTCCACGCGGGCAAGCTCCATGTTCAGCGCGGTCAATTTGGGATTGACCGTTTCCCGCTTTGCCGTCAGCGTCTGGAACTCGGACAGCTTCTTGACCATCTCGCCGTACAGAAACCTTTCAAATTCCCGTGTGCGGAGCGTCCCGCAGCCGTCACAGCTTTTACTGTCAGCCCGCTTAGAGCAGCGGAGATACTGAACACCTGTCGGATTGCCAACGCTCATAAGCGCGTACCCGCAGCGGCCACACTTGACCTTTCCGGCAAGCCATGTGTTCTTTGCCTTGCGCCCGCCTTGGAACGCCTTGTTTGCCATGAGCTTCTTCCGGCAGCGCAGCCATGTATCAGACGATACCAGCCCCTCGCTGGGAGCCAGAACAAGTATCTGATCTTTCAGGTGCTTGTTTTTTCTTTCCTGCACGTCCCGGCCCTGATAAAGATAGCAGCCGTTTGTCCCGGCAAAATCTGTGGCTTCATTGACTACCACCGTACCCTGACTTTTGAAGAACTCATACATATCGAGGTCAGCCTGCGCGTAAATGGGATTTCTCAAAAGCTGGGAGATAAAGCCCCGTTTCATTTCCTTACCGTAGATCAGGATGCCCTCGTCGGCAAAGTAGCGGGCGATGTCCCCGAAAGAGGTTCCGGGCTGGGAGTACATTTCAAACATCAGCTTTGCAATATCTGCCGTTTCCGGGTCAGGCTTCATCATTTTTGTGCGGATGCCCTCAATGGTGGTCGGCTCCAGTTGGAAGCCATAGGGGGCCGCGCCGCTCATGTGAAAACCGTGCTGGCAGCGGGAATAGTAGGCGTCGGTCACGCGCTTCTGGATGGTTTCACGTTCAAGCTGGGCAAACACGATGCAGATATTCAACATGGCCCGCCCCATCGGGGTGGACGTGTCAAACTTTTCCGTAGAGGAAACGAACTCAACATTGTATTCCTGAAAAGTTTCCATCATGGTTGCGAAGTCCAGAATGGAACGGCTGATACGATCCAGCTTGTAGACCACCACGCGCTTGATCAGGCCCCGGCGAATATCGGCCATCATTTCTTGGAACTTGGGCCGATCAGTATTCTTGCCGGAATAGCCCTTGTCGGTGTATTTGCGGAAATTGCCTCCTCTCAATTCATACTTGCAGAACTCGATCTGGCTTTCAATGCTGATACTGTCCTTGCGGTCAACGGACTGTCTGCCATAAATGGCATCTTCACGAATAATCATTTGGTGCTCCTTTCCGTGTAGGAGCTACCAAACCTTACACCTATATTATACCTCTGGCAGCCCCGCATCTCAAGGATGTCCCGCATTAGTGCATCTGCGCCCGTCCCGGCGCATACTTTACAAAGACCTCATACAGACAGCTTTCAATTTCACGCTTGCGCTTATCCCGTGCTCGGGGAGAGAGCATCGGGGTCAGGTTTTCCACGGTGATGGATTTGCCCTGAAAAGACGCGGTTTTGACTTCCTTGTGATAGCCGACTCTTGCCTCCGTCATCTGAAAACCTCCTATAACAATCAGCGGTGTGAATAGATTTGATGGTTTCCCGTTGTCCGTGGGGAAACGTGAAAGGACGGCACAAAAGCGCCGTCCTTTGACCTTGCCCCACCTCTGGCCACGATGACCAGAAGCAGCGGGACAGTTGTTTTCCGTTTCAATCCACAAAAGAGGGAGCCGCCGCGCCGGAATGGTTTGGGCTGTCATAAGACAGAAAGATCCGGTTGGACGGCTCCCTGTATGATCGTTGTGTGCCGTATTTGCCACGCATCCCCGGCACGGGGAGTATTCCAGACCGCCGATGGCTTCGGCTGCATAGCCCCACGGCACCGCTGCCCGTGGAGGGCTGGCGCATACCGTAGGGACTCCCCCTCAAGTCTGTGGGAGGGCGTGAGCAAGTTTCATTATCCTCCGCGCTGTCCTCGCGCCCGGTTTGCCAACACCGGGTCAAAGGCTGCGTTGATCGCTCGGCCAGCTTGTCCATCACCTCCTGAGCTGGCTGTCGTGGCGGCGCACCTTACGTCGCTATCACGCGGATTTCGTATCGGGAATACTGTCTATTCAGTTTTCAAGGCGAGGAAGAAAACTCCTCTCACCTATCAGGAGGTTTTGGTGGCAAATGTACTCCCTCTTACAGAGATTTTTTCAAAATATTTTTCATCGCGGCCAGCCCGCGCTCAACGGAGCAGCAGATGCGGCTCCGGCCAACGCCCTCGGCTGCCGCAATCTCGGTCTTGCTCATGCCGAGAAGATAGTGCTGGTACACACGCCGGGCCTGCGTGGGCGGGAGTTGGGCCAGCGCGTCATAGAGGGCAAACGTGGTTTCCCGCGCCTCAATGTACTCGTCCGGGGTCAGGGGCTGGCGGAGCACGTCGGCCTCAAAGCCCGGATCGGTGTCCAGTGAGCACTCGCCATTTCTGCGCTTCTGCCGCTTGTAGCTGTCGCACAAGCGGCCTCCCATCGAGAGGGCGGCGGCGATCTCGTCCGAAACTTCCAGCATCACATTTTCGGTCATATAGGGGTAATACCGTTTCAGGTTGATAGTCGTCATAATTGTCCTCCATTTCAAAAGGTGGTTGGTGAGTGCGGATTGAAATGGAGAATAGGCGGCCCCCGGCACCTTGGAGCCTCTGGCCACCGTGACCAGAAGCAGGGGCATATAAAAACACCCGCACAGCATGACGCTATGCAGGCGCAAGCAAATGGATTTCTTGTTACATGATGTTTAATTTCATGCCCGAAGTCGGACTGCTCCGATGGAGGGGCTACGCTTTTTTTAGCTGGTGCAGATCACGCGAACAATGAAATAATAAAATGGACACGGCAAAATAACCTCCAATCGGCTACCGTGCCCCTGCAAGTCGTCATTGGTTTGTGTAGACGCAAAGAAACGGCGGCCCTGAAAATCAAAGCCACCGCTTCAAATGGGCGTGTTGATAGGCTGCTGTACGACGGCTTTTTTTCTTTTGCCGTCGTGCGGCAGCTTGTTCCTTTTGCGTTTATCTTAACAAGCAATCCTCACAGAAATGTCACCGACACACGCTGTTTCGACAGAATAATGGGCTGAAATCTCACGAACCTGTGAGATTTGAAAAACCGGGAGAACAATCTCCCGGTTTTCATCGAAAATATTTAATTCTGCCGCAGTCTCTCTACAACGCTTTGCTTAACATTTTGCATGAAAGTTATGACGGGGGTTGCCAAGCAGACCAGCAAAACAATAGCTGCGACAACCAACAGAGAAATTACAGGATAGTGAAAAGCTGCATAAGGAACCATTCTTCTAAAGGCTGAGTATATTGGAATATATATCGCTGTTCCCAGTGTGGCAAGCAGTAGGAAAGAAATACTCCAATAATACCCGCCTTCCCAAAGCAATACATTTCTAATTTGCTTTTTCGTCATTCCTATACTTTCAAGTGTTGCAAATTCATGTTTCCGAGTATTTACACTAACAACCATTGTGTTAATGAAATTCATAATTCCTATCAGCAAAAATACAGCGGACAACCCTGCGGCTATAATCCTTGAGGTCAGCAAATATCCGGCCATTTCTTGCTGCTTTTCATATCGTGACAGAATCGTAATGCCCGGTGACGAAGCAGTAATGGATTGAAGCTGCTCCATAATCCCTTTGTCATAACTGCTATCAATAGTATCAAAAGCAATCCGAAAGATTTTGGTTTCTCCAGACAACTTCTCTAATGCCTGCTCACTGATATACAAATCAGGGGCAGTACCTCTCTCATTTCCTCGACCACTCTGAAAATCAGCGTCCAGAAAGCCAGTTGCCACTGTAAAGACCTGTTCCCCGGACTCACCGACAACGGTGATTGCTTGCCCTGGCTGAATCAATGGGTTTCCCTCATCATCCGTCATAGCGGACAAAACCACCAACTCTCCCTTTTCAAAGGCGGTTAAGTCAATAGGCTTATCAAGCGTTTTATTAAGTTCTTCGATATATCTGGAATCTATTCCGTAAACGCTGCTCCAAAAATTATCTGTATAGTTTTTTCGTGTTTCCGTATTTGAAAAATCAAGACCTGATACGCCATCCAAGGAATCAATATATTTCCCGAATACATTTTCGTTGTAAATGACATCCATAGTGGGCCACGGTGAAGCGGAATAAGTGACGCGCAGATTTTCAATTCCCTGCATTGTTTCAATTTGCTGCAACATTTCATCAGAGAGCAGGTTTCCTTCTTCGGAAATGCTGTAAGTCAATGCGAAATCACTTTCTCCCCATTGATTTACAAAATTGTCGGGACTTAGGCTTGATAGTAGACCAGCAGAAACCAAAAACAATATTAAGCCTAAAAATAAGGACGCAAAAGTAAGGAAAGCGCTTTTAGGGTTTCTAAAAATATTATCTCGTGCCATCCGGGATAATTTTGTTCTATGGCTCTTATGATCTCGGTAACTCCTTGTATTTGCCTCCGTATAGCGTGAAGCCGCAACAGGAGAAATACTTGCAGCTATTTTCGCTGGTTTCATGCTGCCGATGATTGCAGTAAAAAATGTGAAGATTGCGGCACCTGCAAAAATAATGGGGGAAAAGGACACTATCTCCCCAAGGTCTGTATCGCCTGAGTACATCATATTCATGGCAAACGGAACAAGTCCAAGCGAAACAATACCACCGACAATCAGGCCGCTGGGAATACCGATCACCGCCGTTCTGAATATTTGAGAACGCACGATCCGCTTGATTTGTCTTTTTGTCGTGCCTATCGTTTTAAGCTGTCCATAGAATTGTGTATCTCTTGAAATTGAGATATACAGAATGTTATAAATCAGCAAATAGCCACTGATAATGATAAAAACGATAATAGCAGCCAGTGGAAGAACAATGGTGGTGGAATTGCTCTGAGCAATAGGTACAATTTCAAAGGACTGACTTTCTGTAAACGAAATCTTCCGTTTTAGTTTTTCACAGGATCGCAGGGCATTACTGTCATCAGAAAAAGAAATCATTGCGGTAGACACACTATCAAAGGGAAGCCCTGTTTGTGTTGCAAAAAGCTCCGAAACATAAGCGGCACCACGGTTGCCTGCACGCGAAGCCGAATAATCTGTGTAATAGCCCGACAAAACAAATTCATCGGAGATATATTGATAATCTGTTCCGAGCTGATAGGAAAGGGAAATATTCATCCCTATCTGTGGATCATCAACCCCCATTGCACGCAAAGCCCATGTAGGGAGCATAATTTCGTTTCTTGCTTGCGGATAATCTCCGTGTATATCCGAAATTGTTGGTACACGGTGTTCTTGCCATTCTGTTTCGTCTATCCAAGTAATACTCAGCAGGGCATCGTCCATTCCAGATGTATCAATGCTGCCCAATCTCTGACTGACACCAACTACGGATACCAAGCTGGATCGGCTCAATTCTTCATATTGTTCTTCTGAGAGGCTTGTAATTGCCACATCCGCAGTCGTGCCCATCGCACGAATTTGCTGCATTTGATAGGTTTCAAAATAACTGCACCCCAAACTAAATACAGATGTAATCATAAAGGCGGTCAAGAATAATGCGATGGTAACGAAAACATTTCTCTGCTTATTAGCGCGGTAGCTTCTTTTGGCAAGACGATTGATTGTTGCCTGATTATTGTTCCCAAATAAAATATCATCCATCAATGTCACCCCCTGTCACTGTGCGATTTTTCCGTCCTCAATACGGATAATTCGGTCGGCAAGCTGGGCAATTTCATTGTTATGGGTAATCATTACAAGCGTTTGATGGAACTTCTGACTTGTAACTTTCAGCAAACCAAGAACATCACTACTTGTCCGGCTATCCAAATTGCCTGTCGGTTCATCTGCAAGTATAATAGCTGGTTTGGAAACAAGGGCGCGGGCAATCGCTACACGCTGCTGCTGGCCGCCGGACAGATTGTTAGGCATACTGTTCAGCTTCCCATCGAGAGCCAACATTTTCACGACTTCATCCATAAACCGCTTGTCCACGGTATCACCATCCAGCTCCACCGGCAGGACAATATTTTCATAGACATTCAGCACAGGAACAAGATTGTAATTCTGAAAGATAAACCCGATGTTGCGTCTGCGGAAGATGGTAAGCTGTTCATCCTTGAGCTTTGATAATTCTTTCCCTTTTACTTCAATACTGCCGGAAGTTGGCGTATCTAACCCGCCCATCATGTTCAGCAAAGTAGACTTACCGCTGCCGGAAGTACCAACAATGGCAACAAATTCACCTTTCTCAATGGATAGGGTCACACCGTCCAATGCTTTTGTAATGTTCGGTTCGGTGCCGTAATATTTCTTCAAATCTGTCGTTTGTAATATGTTCATATAGAACACCACCCTTTCTTTTTGATGGCTCTATCATAAAAGGTAAACCTCACAGAAATGTCACGGGAAACAAAATACCTCTGTTTAATTAAATCTCAAATGTCATAGGCCTGTGACATTTTGTTTTTTAGCGTACTTATTTTATTGTCGAGGCAGAAAGACGGAAAAAGTTGAACCCCTCCCAACCTCGGATGTTAC